TAGATTTAAAAAACCATTTACTGGTGTAGAAAACGCATTAAAATTAATACCAGAATCATATAAGGTTAATAACAAAACCTTTCAAATGACTGATGGTAATGAAAAGTATGAAATAAGATGGGAAGGAAATATTACTGAGGGTAGTGCAATTATCCTTAAGGCTTCCGATAAAGTTCTTATGAATGAAGATATGCAAAAGATGAAACACCTTATGCAATATAATTCAAAAGATACCCTTGGTAACCTTAGAGGTAAAGAAAGGATTAATGAAAATAAGGTATTCAATGATGTTTGGAATAAAACAAAATCAATTAAGGAATCATCAGCATTTGGTTTTGGGTTTACCAACGAAGGTAATTTAGAAGAGAATGAAGAAGAAACCCCCGAAAAAACAAATATAAAAGAAGGGTTATCAAAAAAGGCTGTATCTGCGATTCAAAAATGGATAGGTGAAGATGATTACAGAGGGGCAGCTAAAAAAATAATTGACATTGTTTTACAGCGTAAACTTGGTTTAGGTAGTTCCGATTTGGGTGACACAGCTATATTCGCAAATGGGTTGGACACCGTTGAAGAATTCCTAATGGCTGATGAGTATGAACAAGCCTTTGAGAGTGCAAAAGAAACTGCAATGGAGATGATGGAAGATGAAGGATTTTATGAATAGTAAAATAATAATAAACAAGAAAAGGATTCCTTATAAAAATGAAAAGACTTAGATTTAAAACTCCATTTAACGGAATGGATAATGCATTAAAATTAATACCAGAATCATATAAGGTTAATGGTAAAGAATTTGAACTAACTGATGGTATTGAATCATATAGAGTTAGATGGGAAAAGACCCCAACAATACTAACAGCATCAAACAAAAATCTTATCAATGAAGATATGCAAAAGATGAAACATCTTATGCAATATAATTCAAAAGATACCCTTGGTAATCTTAGAGGAAAAGAAAGGATTAATGAAAATAAGGTGTTCAATGATGTTTGGGATAAGACAAAGAAATTAATTAAAGAGGGTGATGATGATAAATCCAATATGTTTTCTAGAGACCCTAAAGAAAGAAAAGATTTCTGGAGTAAACATTACAGAAAAAAAAAGAAAGAAGAAGAAGTTCCAAGTGAACATAAATTCACAGATGAAGAACTAAAGAAAATTAGAGATAGACTAGATTTGAATGAAAGGAATGCAGATGATTTAGAAGCAATTGAATTACCAGGGTTAACTATTCAAAAACGTTTAAAACCTACCAAAAAGAAATTCACAGATGAAGAACTAAAGAAAATTAGAGATAGACTAGATTTAATGGAAGATAAAAAAGAAGATAAACCAAAGAAAGAAACGAAGGTAATAGATATACTAAGACAATTACCCAAAGACGAACCTTTAACAGATAAAGATAAGGGGCTTATTGCTAAAGTAATTGAAATAATGAAAAAAATTAATAACAGTGATGACAAAATAGAGGAAGTGATAGATAAGGATAAGGGTCATGAGGCACCAAAAGACAAAGGTGATGATGCTGGGCCTACATCTAAAAAACCTAAAACTCGCACACCAATAAAGAGATAACAATTTATATATAAAACCTCACTTAATAGTGGGGTTTTTTTATTTATATCAACATATTTATAAATGTAAAAAAAATATAAATATTATGATATTAAGATTAGGTTCAAAAGGAAGAGAAGTAAAAGAAGTTCAAGAATTTTTAGGTTTAAATGTTGATGGTGACTTCGGTCCAAAAACCGAAGCAGTGGTTATTAGATGGCAAATAAATAATAACCTTATGAGTGATGGTATCATAGGCCCAAAAACATGGGATGCTATGGGGTTGGCAACAACAGATAGTACCGAAAAAACATATATGACTGAAAATGGTTTATTAATAAATAGATATTACTTACCAACAGATGAATATAAAGAAGGCCCCACCAATAAAGAATACTTATTTTTGCATCATACCGCTGGGTGGCAAAACCCATATAGAATTGTTGACTCATGGGGTAGAGACACAAGAGGTGCCGTTGCCACAGAATTTGTGATGGGTGGTCAATCAATAAAAGGTAATAATGATAAACACGATGGGGAGATGGTACAATGCTTTCCAGAAGGTTGTTATGGTTGGCACTTAGGTAAGAACGGTTCAAGACATATGCATACACATTCAGTTGGGATAGAAGTGTGTAATTTTGGTTATATAAAGCATGGTAAGACATATGCTGGTACAGTAGCCTCAGCATCTCAAACAGTTGAATTAGCTGAACCATTTAAAGGATATAAGGTTTGGCATAAATATTCAGACAAACAAATAAGCAACTTAAAAAAGTTTATACTATATATAGCAGATAGAGATAATATTGACGTTAGGAAGGGTTTAGTGGAAGAAGTAAGGAAAAAGGGTGCAAAGGGTTTTGAATTCAACACTGATGCTTATTGTGGTAAAATAAAGGGTATGTGGACACATACAAATACACGTAAGGATAAATTTGATATGTATCCATCCCCAGAATTATTAGACATGTTATTAAGTTTATAATTTTGAAAAATAATGATGGTAAAATAAATAAATTCTTGAACTATATCAATACACCACTTAGTGAGGTCACAATAAATAAAATGTATATCGCCAATAAGGTATCATATGAAAAATGTCAATTATTTAATGATTACATTCAGTCCCAATTATCTTTAATATTTGATACATACATGGGTGATGATGTTATGAGTGATACAGACAAGGTAACACACTTTGATTGGTGTTGGAAAAAGAATAGAGACAACTTTAATGAAGAAGGTATTACATTTGATTATACCGAAGAATCGTATGATTACTTCTTAGCATTTATGTTTGAAGTATTCTATTCTGTTAAAGATAAAACCAATAAGACCCACATCCATGAAAAGATAAAAAAAATATGGGAAGAAATATTCCATTACTCACACAATAAGACATATTTGGAATTGGATAATCTAATTGTCATATATACCATTCTTGATAAATCACTTAAGGATGGACAAAAAAAATTAACAACACTTTACTAATTAAAATTATTTTCATATATTAGTGTTTATGAGAATAATAACCATAATACTAACCGAACTGGCTTCAGATAAAATAAAGGCAGAAGAAAAATTACAAAGACTTATTAATAGTAATGGTGATTTAGACCAAAACATAATTGATATTAAAAATCAGTTACGTGAAGTAGTTCTAATTGACCAGATGATTAATAAGTGGAATGATTACACTTCAGAAGTAAAACAACCATAACTATGCTTATTGAGATTTTTAACAGGGTACTATTAATACTATTCATTATGTCATGTTTAAATATAGTTAGACATGCATATTATTTAATACAAGCCTGGGTAGCATCTACTGAAGAAAACCCTATAAAATATAGACTAACCAAAGAATCATTATGGATTTTAAGTATTTCCATAGGTTATGTCTTGGCAGAAATAATAAGTGGAATATATATACAAATTAATTAAATATGAACATACAAGAAAAATTAGATTCGTTACAACCACATGTAATCGGTATAAGATACATGAAAGGGCTTCAAATAGTTGATGCTGTATTTAAAACAGGTTGGGTTGTTCCAGAATCAAACACAATAAAAAAAGAACTGGTTGATGCTAAACAAAATTATTATATGTTTTATACTGAAAAAAAAGGTATAACCATAGATGACTTATTGGACTATGTTGAGGAAATAATACATATGAATGTTGAAAGGGAAAATAAACAAACTTTATTGAAGGAAAAGTTTAAGGAACTTCAAAAATTATTTAAAGATAATTCATTATCAAAATTAAATAAACTTAGATTTACATTTAATGAATATGAGCAATCAATAATGGATTTTGATTTAACAGAAAAAGATGAGCCACCAGTATTAAACAATCATCCAGTTAATGAGGTTGAAACAAGTGATAAACCACTAAAAAAAACTAAACCCAAAAAAACTAAGACGGTTGGAAGGGTAACAAACTTAAACTCTCAAAAAATTGAGTTTCCACCAAAGAAGGATAAAAAAATTGAGTTGGAGGAATATAAACCACCAAAGAATATTAAATGCAAGTGTGACCCAAATGATGTGTGTCCATTATGTGAAGAAGAAAAGATTGGAAGTTATTAATAAAGAAACCTCAGAAATGGGGTTTTTTTCATTTTAATTAATATTTATTATTAAAATATATTAAAATGAGAAGATTTGATAAATTAAAGAATATTCGTGAAAAGAATAAGTCAATAGAAAAAGAATATCTACTTGAAACTGCTTCATTAACATCCAAAAGTTATAGGAATAGGTTGTTAATAGAATCAGTTATGAATAGTGATGATGAAGAACAGTTATTTAATAGATTTATATTAGAAGCCTGTGAGGAGCATGGTGTGAATATTGAAGAAATAATAAATGAAAATGAAAATGAAATTAATATTAGTAATAATGGGAGAATTGATGAGGCTGGAGTTGCCATTCTTAGTGCAGCTGCAATATTAAGTGGTGGTAAGGTTATTGAAATACTGGGGTCTCTAATTACAAAAATAGTTAATTACCTTAGAAGAAAGGGAATTATGAAAGGTGACCAAATAAGTAAGAAAAATATAGGGGAAGAAACGGGGTCATGGTTTCAAAAAATAGTTAAAAAGACGTTTGAGAAGCTTGCTTGGTTAATTTTAAAACCGATAGCCCATACTATAGCGGCAATTTATCAATTTAACAATCGTTCAACAACAGCCAAGGGACAAAAAGAAATACATGCGAACTCAAAACAAATAATTAATAAACTTAGTAATAAGGGTCTAATAGAAAATGTCGCAAGTGCACTATTTTATGCTGCAATTGTTTTTGTTGGAATCAAAGGTGCGGCTGAGATTCATACTTTCTTGTTCGGAACTGGGCAAGGTGCACTTGCAGCAGTATTTGAATTAATAACAACTGGTGCAAAACTTTATGAAGTTATTTTATTTATGATATCATTTTTTCTAACCACTTTTGTTCAAAAATATAAAAATTATAATCCTAGTAAATTAGCACACACTTTAGCCGATTGTTTAGAGAATCCAGGTGGGGTTAGACAAACAATTGATAAACTTAAACAGTACTCAAGTAAAGAAAAATCTAGTGAGTTAGGTGATTGCATAAATAAAAAAATGGGTGAGCATTAAACTTCCAACTTTTCTTGTAGTGTATGGATTAACCAAACACAACCAGAGGTAAGACACCCATCAAAAAAAATAATTAATGGGAGAAAGTCCAAACCATAACTTGACATTGGTGTATATAAATTAAAATAAATAAAAACGGATGATAAGAAAAATCCAACCCAGGTGCTCAAACATAATGGACAGGTAAATAACATCCCAAAGAAATTTGGGTTATTTTTTTCGAAAAAATCTCTAAATTCTTTGAATATTGAACCAAATACAATTATATTTGTAATACCATAAGCTAATAAAATAAAAATAATAAATTGCATAACACTCATTTTTTGTTCTTTGTATAATGTATGGTTGTTAAACAACCTAAAAAATTTATCAATACTGAAATATAGTAATATAAGAGCAATAAGTAAATATTTATATTTATGAAAGGGTTTATAAAAAAAAAATTAAAAGAATACAGAAAATTGACTAATCGAAACGTAGCCGCTGGTGTGTTGATAAAATGCATAAATACTGAAAGGGTTTTATTATTGTTAAGAAGTGATATTGGTGATGAACCCAACACATGGTCATTGGTTAGTGGTGCCATTGAATTTGATGAACGAATATTAGATGGACTTCAAAGAGAAGTTAAAGAAGAAATAAACATAGACCCTAATTATATCACATATAAATTTAAAGACAAGGAACCTTCTGATGCTAAAAATTTAGATTTTTATTATTACGAAGGTTATGTCGGAAAAGAATTTAAACCAAATTTAAATAATGAACATCTTGATTATGTGTGGTGTGATTTAAATACATTACCCCAACCATTATTTCCAGGAACACTGGATAAAATTAAAAATATACTTCAATGAGTAAAAAAGATAGAATAATACCCCTAGAAGAAGTTCTCTTTAAATTTAAAGAACAAAACAAAGAATTTATTAAAAACATAGAAAACCAAGAAAAACTTGAAAGGGTGGAAACCCTTGAAGTTGTCCTTAACGATATAAAGGGTATGGAACATACAACCAATGTAAAGAAAAAAAACTTCATTAATGAATTAAAAGGTAGTCTAGGTGAAAAGGTAAAAGAAACCCCCACAAGAATAAAAAAGATTGAAAAAACATTCGGTCAGAAAACAAAACTATTCATTAAAAACATCTTCACAAGATTTTAATTAAAAATAATCCTTAAAAGTTTGGTTTTTAAAAAAACTTATATATCTTTGTGTTGTTGGGTTGGTTCAATAACCTATTATATACTATAAAAAGGACTGAACAAAAAAGACACTAATTTGAATTATAAAGATTTAATACAGACAGTTTCAGAAATCATTACCAATGAAAAAATATATAAGGATGGTTTAGTCTTAGTATATGAGTTGGAAGAGAAGAGACATAAACAAATGGATGAACATTTATTTTATAAATCTAATCCATCCGAAACTAAATTCACACATAGAGAGTTAATAGAAGTGGAAATTGGGGGTACGTTAGTTAGGTTTGTGAAAAAAAATAAAAAATAACCATAAAAAGTTTGGTTTTTAAAAAAACTTATATATCTTTGTGTTGTTGGGTTGGTTCAGCAACCCTAGGTTGAGGAAGTTTTTCACTCAATAATCAATTATATATCATAATAAGAACTGAACTTTGACCTGGACAAGATTTATTAACTATTATTACCATTAAAAATTAAAAATTATGAACTTTATAGATGCACTTAGAAATAAAGATACCTTCACAGAAAATGGTATGCCAACACATTCAACTACTCTTAATAGTTGTGTGGATTTATTTTTTCAAATTGGTGCCTTAAGGGGTTCAGAAAAGCGTAGAAAATTATCTTTATTTTCAAAGGCTTTTGACTCAAACCCATTGATTGCAATGAAAATCCTTTTTTGGGTTAGAGATGTGAGAGGTGGTGCTGGTGAAAGACAGACATATAGAGATATTGTTGAATATCTTGCATTATATAATTCTTCTGGGTTACAGAAGAATATACATTTAATGCCAGAGTATGGTAGATGGGATGATGTATTAACACTAGTTGGTACAGACCTTGAAAAGGATGCCTTAGAGTTGATAGCCAATGCTTTGGAAAATGGTGATGGGTTATGTGCCAAGTGGCTTCCAAGAGGTAATGGTAAAAACCAAGTTAAGAAGAAGCAAGCGAAAGCTATTAGAGAATATCTTAAAAAAACGCCAAAAGAGTACAGAAAACTCCTTGCAAGTCTTTCTGCTACGGTAGAGAATCTTATGTGCAATAAGGAGTTTTCTAAGATAGAATATGGTAAGGTTCCATCAAAAGCCATGTCTGGCTACATGAGAGCATTCACAAAGAATGATGGTGATAGGTTTAGTGACTATCTTGAATCTGTTTCTAATGGTACAGAGAAGATAAATACTGGTGCTATTTACCCATATGATGTGACAACAAACCTAAAGTTTGGTAATTCCATTGGTGCTATGCAACAATGGAATAATCTTCCAGACTTCATGGATGGTAACAAAGAAATGGTTTTACCTCTTGTTGATGTTTCTGGTTCAATGGATTGCCCAGTTGGTAGAAGTGGTAATGTAAGTTGTATGGATGTGGCAATCTCATTAGGGTTGTATATTTCTGAAAGAAATGTTGGTCCATTTAAGGATAGTTTTATAACTTTTTCCGCAGAACCAGAATTGCAACACTTAAAGGGTAATTTGGTTGATAGATTTAATCAGTTATCAGATTCAGAATGGGGGTATAATACTAACATAGAATCTGTATTTAAACTTATATTAGATAAGTCCGTTAAGAATAATGTCGCTAAAGAAGATATGCCAACTATTATCCTAATATTGTCTGACATGGAATTTGATGTTGCCACCAAATATGAAGACAATATTAATGGGTGGGATATGACTGCTCAAGAAATGATTACGTCATTATATAGTGAACATGGTTATGAGACACCAAAAATAGTTTATTGGAACTTAAATTCAAGACAGGATAATTGTCCCGTTAAGTTTGATGAAGTTGGTACTTCACTTGTTAGTGGTTTTTCACCATCAATACTTAAGAGTATATTGGGTGGAAAAGAAATGACACCAATGTCAATTATGTTAGAAACTATAAACCAAGATAGATATTCAGCTATTAAAGTATAAACCCATAAAGAATGTTTTCAGCAACTTAAACTAAATCAAATTCAATTAATTTAATTTCCTCTACATTCTGAAAGTTACCTCACATATTTTTATATGTGGGGTTTTTTAATGTTTACATTTTAATTTATTATTATTATATTGTTTTTATGGGAAATATGAAAATAGTATCAAAAGAGATTAAGCCAGATGGCTCAGAATTTATAGTATATTTAATCGATACAAGTCACGGCAGACCAATAGAAGGTTTTATTGTTAAAGTGGCTAATAAGGGCAAAATAATCAATTATTTACTATGTGAGTATTTTGTCCCAGATGATTGGGTGAACAAAATGGAAGATTTAAGAAATAACATTGAAGAAATTAAATATAAAGATTAGTATTATGGAAAAGGACCATCCATTAGTTATAGTTTTTTATCTTGACAGAGAGGTAATGACAAATAAAGAAATAATAATACCATTTACAGAATCGGTTGATAACTTAATAAAGAAAAAGGGTTTAAATGTTCTTGTATTCTTTATGCCAACAGATGGGGAAGAAAGGATTGAGTGTCTTAACCCTAAATTGTTATCTGAATCACAAATGAAAAATGTTGATAAAATAATTCAAGACTTATCAAAAAACTTTGATGTTGGTTTGGGTGCAGATGAAGGTAAAAATAACCCCAACAATGAAATAATTATTGATGGATAAGGGTAATCAACTATTGGCATTGTTATATAGGATTGAAGACTTATTATTTGAGTTAAAGCTTGAGGGTTTTGAGTTTGAAGAACAGGAGAAGTTAGGGGAGATAGTTACAACTCTACAACAAAAGTTGATTAAATAATTTATGGTCTGGTTGTTCTCCTATATATCTTACTCATTGGCCAACCAGTTTTTTCTTTAATTAGGTCATACATTCTTGATATTACAACTTCACAAGCTGTACCCATAAACATAATGCTATGTATTTTATTTTTCTTACATGCTTTAGCTAATGCATGGTGTAGTCTTTGTGCATCTTTCTTACACTTACACAATACCATACCAAACTCATCTTCATTATAAAATATTAGTTTATTATGTACAATGATAACTTGTTTAACCATTGTTTTCTTATAGGCATGTAACATTAATGGTTTAACAATTTCATGTATTGTAATTCTATTTTTTTTAGAATCTCTACCATACATCCAAAACTTTTCTTCTACCCTATATGGGTGGTCATCCAGTACTGTCCATTTACCAAGTATTGGTTCTTCAATCTTAGTTTTCCCATATTCATCTCTTATAACTCTAAACTTGTCACCTTCTTCAGTATCTTTAACGATGTGCATTTTAAATTTCACTGGTATTATGGCGTTGGTATTAATATGTTCTTTTGGGAACAATACTGATTTATTCTCTTTTTTTATTTCTCTAAATCTAATAAATGATTTTTCTATATCTTTAGATTTATAAATTGTTTTTTTAACTACTCCGTTTTGTGTTACTATTATACGATACATAATGATAAATATAATAAATAACCCAACAAAAATAAATAAAAGTTGATTGTTTTAAAAAAAAAATATTATCTTTGTGGTGTAAATAACATTTTATAAATCATAAATAAATTTTATTATGAGTAGGTATGAAGAATCTTCAAGTGACATTAATTTAATTTTTAATGAATGTTTAATTAAGGCTGGGTTAAATGAGGTTGTAAATGTAAAATGTCTTTGTGATAATAGACAAAAGACCATTTTTAAATTACAAAAATCAACACCATTGGTTAAGTTTGAAACTAATAATGATGTTTATATCATCATTAATGAAAAGGTATTTGACCAATTAGAGGATTGGCAAAAACATATGGTTGCCGAAGAATCAATAGCTGGTATTTCCTTTAACTTTGAAAAGGATAAGATGGAGATACGAAAGGGTGACATCCAAACATTTTCTGGTTTTTTAAGAAATTATGGGTATGATAGGTATGAAGTCCTATATGAAAGCGTTAAAACAATTTATAACAAAGAGCAAGAAGAAGAAGCTGAAATCGAAATATTATGAAAAGAGAAGAAGTAGCAGAATACAACGAAGAAGCATTATTGTGTGATGGTTTTGATGATGCAATAATTGGGGTTGCCCAAAGAATAAATCTTTGTGTTGCGGCCTATGATGTTGAAAAGATAATTGATATTTTAAAACCCGACATGCCTTTGGATGATGAGGAATTAAAATTATCAGTTGAAGAACAAGATTCCAGGAGATATGAAATGGCACTTGAACATTTTAATTTTAATATCATAGGTTCTTGGGTTGGTGAGAATACTCCAGTATTCATTTATAAATCATACTATGATGGGATTTAAAATAAATGGATTATATAATAAGGTTTTAATAAAATTAAAAAAATGAAAACTATTGAATTTTTAAAAGACATGGTTAAAAAACATCCCAACGACTATGATTTGGGTGAAGCCATTAGAAGTTATGTTGTTAATCATAAAGATGAAGATGTTACAACAGAAAATAATATTATTAAAGAAGGTAGTACCGTTTCAGTGCATTACACAGGTAAATTAACAAATGATGAAGTTTTTGATTCATCTACTGGGGGAGAACCATTAACTGTTACGCTGGGTGAGGGTTCACTAATACCTGGATTTGAGAAAGCATTACAAGGTATGAAACAAGGTGAAAAAAAGACCATAAATATACCTTGCAACGAAGCCTACGGTGATATAATAAAAGATAATTACCAGGAAGTTGATAAACAATATGTACCAGACTCTATACAAGTGGGGCAAATGCTTGAAGCTAAAAATGAAATGGGGGTTATAAGTGTTAGAGTTAAAGAGGTTAGAGAGAACACCGTTGTTCTAGATGCCAACCATCCATTGGCTGGTGAGGATTTAATCTTTGATTTAGAGATTGTTTCTGTGGGTGATTGTTTTCGTGGTTTAATCTAAATGAAGTTTTTTTGGTTTATTGGATATTTATTATAAAACAATTTATTATGAAAACTTTTATAAAAGATATCTTCACAGAAGATAAAAATGAGGGTAAATTCTCATCAAAGAAGACAATGGGTATAATCGGTTCAATACTTGCATTTATTGCATTTATTGTTGATGGTTTCCATTTTTATGACATTAACAATGAAATGTTTAATTCAATGTTATTGTTTTCTGGTACCATGTTAGGTGTTTCAGTAATTAAATCATTTAGCAAACAGAATAAACCAGGAACCCCATAAGGATAATCTAATACCCAGTAACCTCTGAATATATTTAAGTTACTGGGTGTTGATTTATTTTTTCCCATTAGGGGGTGTTTGATTTGTTTTAGGTTTTGTTTTAGGTTTTGTCTTGTTCTTTTTTTTGCAACCACACATATTTTTAATATTTTTAGTATTTTTGTTATTTAGTATAATAATAAATATTATAATAATAAAATAAATAGTAATTATGTTTAATAAAAAAATTAAGATATCATTTTTAAATGAAAAATGGGAATTAATGGCTTCTGATGTAAAATTAAAATATTTACCCAGAATACATGAACTAATATATCTTAATAGTGTTTATTATAGGGTAGCGAACATTGTACATAACATTGGACATATGCAAGATATTTACATAATCATTGAAGAATATACAGATGATTATAATTTATTTGAAAAAAAAGATTAAAAAAGTTTGTTTTTTAAAAAAACTTTATTATCTTTGTTATAACAAGGAAATAAATAAAGATTAATTTCAGCAAATACACATACAATCGGAAATGTAAACACATTAATCTGAATAGGGTAAAAATAAAGAAAGATTACCGCAACTAACATCTATCAAACAGGACTAATATCTTTCTGACTCCCCTACTTAATTTCTTTAAAATTTTTTTCATTTCAGAAACCCATACAAATATTTGTATGGGTTTTTTTATTTATATAAAGTATTTATATATATGAGATATAATATTAGGGGTTATGTGGTCTTATGTGTTTCACTTTTAATTTTGTTTTTGGGGTTAAAAACACTTGGATTAACCAACATTATATTTGAAACAACATCAATAATGTATTTTGAATACGGGGTGCTTGGGGTTTATTTAATAATATGCTTTTTAATTTTATGTAATTCAATGAGAAAGGGCGAATATTTAAAGACTAAGAAAATACTTAGTGACAAAAATGAAGAGATAAAAAATGTCTTAAACGCCATTAATAAATCTAATGCTGTGATAGAGTTCTGCCCTAATGGTGGCATAATAACAGCCAATGAAAATTTTTTAGCTATAATGGGTTATAATATTTCAGATATAGTTGGTAAGAAACATAGTATATTTGTTAATAAACGAGTAGTTAAGTCTAAAAAATATATTAAGTTTTGGGATGATTTAAGGTTAGGTAAATTTAAAGCTGGTGACTTCATCAGATATACTAAATTAGGTGAAGAGGTACACATACATGGGACCTACAACCCAATTTTTAATAAAGATGGTGATATTATTAAGATATTGAAGATTGTTACCGATATTACAGAATCAGTAAACCAGAAGCTTGAACTAGAAAAGAAAAATACTTATTTGGAACATGCGGCTAAGATACTTAGACATGATATGCACAGTGGAATAAACACATACATACCAAGAGGGTTGCGTTCATTAAAAAGAAGACTAAATGACGATTTAATAAAATTATTAAATATTGAGGCACCATTGAGGTTACTTGAAGAGGGATTGGCACACACACAAAAAGTATATGAAGGTGTTAAAGAATTTACAAATCTCGTTAAGAAAGATTCCAAGTTAGAAATTAGCACCCATAATCTTGGTGTGATATTAAAGAAACATTTAAAATCTACATCATATTCAGACCAAGTTAAGATTGATAAGTTAATAGAAAAGGAAGTTAATCAATCATTATTTTGTACAGCGATTGATAATTTGATACGGAATGGTCTTAAATATAATGATAGTAAGAGTAAGTTTATTGTGGTTTACATGGAAGGTGACTATTTAATTGTTAGGGATAATGGTAGGGGTATGAGTAAACAAGAGTTTGAAGAATATTCAAAACCATATATAAGGAAGAACGGTAACAAAGAATCTGGCAGTGGTTTAGGTTTAAATATATGCATAGCAATAATGAATGAGCATGGATTTTTAGTTTCATGTGAAAAATTAAAAAATGGTACAAAAATAAAAATATTATTATGATTGAGTCAATACTTTTGGTTGATGATGAAAACTTATTTCATTTAGTTTTTGAAGATGCGTGTAGTATCTTAGATATAACACTTAATTTAACTTCAGTATCTTCTTGTGAGGAAGCGGAAGAAATGTTTAAAAAATGGTTTCATACTGGTGGCAAAAAACCAGCTTGTGCGTTTATTGATTTAAATATTATCGGTTCCAGTTTTGATGGTATAGAATTGGTTAGAAAAATAAACTTTGAATATGGTAACGCATTAGTTATTGGTATTATTTCATCATCAGATGAAGCAGAAGAACAAGCTAAAGCAGTTAAGGCTGGGGCACAATTTTGGATTATTAAATCTGATGAAATTGAACCAAGGCTTGAAGAATTTAGAAAAGACTTTGAAGGATATAAAAATAGAACGGCCCCATTTAAAATTTACAAATGATTAGTAATGATACTAAGAAAAAATTACTTGAGATATACGAAAAACACAGTATTCAATTAGAGGGGAATATACTGAAGGTAATACCCTTAGACGATGAAGAAGATGATAACTTTAAACAATACGTTACGGATTGTATATCCAGTGATAGGGATAAAAGACTTAAGAGACTTGAAATTACCAAGAAGATTCAAAAGCAAAATAAAGAATTACAATTAGCTAAGATTGAAAACGAAAAGGTTAATGACGAATTGTCTCAATCATTAATAGATATTGGTAAAGCTAAAGAAACTGTTGAAAATGATTTAACAATGCTTCAAAAAAAAACTCAATTTGAGTTAATGGGTGTAATTGTTAAGGTGTCACTTGTTGTTATAGTATCTGTTGCGATAATCACAACAATAATGTATATTGTTGCAATATCGTTTGATAGGGAAACACAAACAATTGGGTCCACATGGAGTAATCTTTTTGGTATCTTATTAACAAATTCATTTAGTATCATAGGTACCATCATGGGTGTTAAATATAGTAATAATAAAGAAAAATAATTATGGAGCGTAATATACAAATAGAGCAACTATTAACTGAGATAAAGGATAAGTTAGATTTCTCAGCATTTAAAGTTAGAGATAACTTAAATGGTGATATATGGAATTCTGATGATGAGATAAATGAAGAAGTTAAGGATAATTTAATTAGTATTGCTGAATACTATTGGGACTCTCTTGACTTAGGTATACCAATTATTGATATTACCATAACAGGTAGTTTGGCCAATTATAATTGGTCAAGGTTTTCAGATATTGATTTACATATAATATTTAACCTTGATAACTTTGGTGAACATAATGATTTGATTAAGGAATTGCTAGATAGTAAGACCAGAACCTGGAACACACAACATGATATAAAGATAAAAGATTTTGAGGTTGAAATATATCTTCAACCAGAAGGACAACCGCACCACTCAACGGGCGTGTATTCGTTATTAAATGATGAATGGATTAAGAAACCAGAGAAGATGGTTGTTAATATTGATAAGGCAAATGTGAGGAAGAAGTATAATAAGTTGATTAGTCATATAGATGATATCGAAAAAGACCTTGGCACTAAAAAAGACTATGAAGATATTATTAATAGAGTTGAGAGTATCAAAGAGAAGATAAAAAACATGAGGAAGTCTGGTCTTGAAAGTGGTGGGCAATTTTCAATTGAGAATATTGTGTTTAAGTTATTAAGAAGAAATGAAATAATGTCAAAATTAAATGACTTGGCAGTTAATGCTTATGATGATATGATGACGATAGATGAGGGTGAATTAACAGAAAACTATATAAGGGGTTTATTAAGGGTTGGGTTATTGGAAGAGAAACAAATTCCAGGTCCAGCCCCTAATGATGATGAAGAAGATGATGAAGAAGGGTACGGTGATAGGTATGGGTTATTGGGATATACTGAAGGTGATGATTATTTTTCTGAAGTGGGTCTTGATGAAGATGAGGTTGCTGATGATGCACATAAGATAGCAAAAGATAATGGTATTAGAATTTCACTGGATAAGGACTTAAGTCAAGTTTTAATTGACTATAATGAATCAGAAGATAAACATGCTAGTGTCCCTCCTAAAGTTATTGGTGGGTTATGGGTTAATCAAAATAGCAGTTATTTTTCATTTGATATTGTCATAGATAAACATTACCATAATAAAGGGTTATTTGAGATGCTTATTAATGCAGCAATTGATGAATATGAATATAATAAAGAAATATATGGTGATTTAAAACATCAAGACGATGATGATGATATAGATTTTCATATGGAAGTTGATATTTTAACCCCAGAATTAGCCAAAATACTTATAAATAAATATAACTTTAAAGTGGTTGAAAAAATTGGCTCAAATAGATTTTTAATGACAATAGATGATTAATTAATATGAAAAAATATATAAAAAGATTATTAAGGGAAGGTCTTAACAAGGTAGATATAGAAGATTTTTATAAAAAACATAATATAGATTCAGAGGAATTAAGTTGGTTAGGTAGTGGTGATTTTGGTAATGCTTATGAGACTGAAGATAATCGTGTAGTTAAGATAACAACATCTAAGAGTGAATTTCGTATCGCTAAAGAATTAATTGGTAAAGCTAAACAATTTTCAAGTATGGGTGAAATATATGATGCTGCTGACACTAAGGAGGGTTATATTATATTACAAGAATTACTTAATATAGATTCGGATATTGAAAATTTGTATTATGAGATGAGTGAGTTATTAGAAACACAAGGATTACCACCACAATATGTTGGTAATTTTGATGAAGATGAATATGAAGATGAATATGGTGAGATTTATGAAGAACTTAAAGAATTTATAAATGGGGTTTATGGTATTTCAGTTGATTACCGTAATTTAGGGATTGTGGCATCTGATATTCGTCCAGAAAATATGGGATATGATAGCAAAGGGACACTTAAAGCTTTTGATATTGATGATAGAATGGCAAATGAGTCAATTACCAACGAAGAGGTTGAGGCAATTACTAAACCCCCCAAAATTCGTAAAAAAAAGAAGAGAGGTGGTGACAAATTAAGCATTTATTCGTATTATGGTTATTTTTATATACCTAAAAGCTTTATAGGGTTATTAAGTAATGTTAAATATGCTGGTTCTGAATTTATAAATTTTAAAAAAGGTATTAAATCAATTGGTTCTGACAAAATTTGTGATAATTCATATTTCAGTATGCATCATATGGATAAAGAAAAATTTGTAATAGCTGGTTCTTATGGTTCATTATCTAATAAAGTGGAAACTGAGGTTATTAAAGAAAATTTTATAGATTTTTTAATTGATAAACTTAAAGAATTTAATAGTGGTGAGAATATTAACAATGATAATATAAATAGAAATATAATTCAAATTCATGAATTTGGTTCATTTTGGGTTAAATACGGTTCACTAGAAGATACTTGTATAACAGAATAATTATGAAAAAATATATAAAACAAAGGCTTAGAGAATCACTCATCAAGGAAGAGGAATATTTTACCCCTAAATTATCAGATGACATTAAGAGATTATCACATAAATATGTTGGTAGAAATGTAACCTGGTATGGTGACCCAGACCAAATGATAGTGGTTAACAAAGACCAAGTTGAAGGTATGTGGGGTAATATTTATTATCCAGAAAAAATGGAATATTTAGTTGACTTAATTAGAGGAAGTGACGAAAACGTTGAACTAGAATGTTCTTATGGTCTTGGGTTTACAATAAATTTAACGGATGTCATTGAAGAACAAACATCATATAATGATGGTACATTTGATACGGATTATGAACAAAAGGACGAACCAGCAACTACTGGTGATGAAGAATATGATAAATATTTAGGTTATGACGAATATATTTCAGATGAGTTTTATGTGAGTTCTTATGAGGTTATTGAATTTTTTAAAGAACATAAATTATCAATCATAAAAAGTAAGAAAACTTCTAAACAATTATTGGATGAATTTAAGCAATTGGATGTTGATGTTGATGATTATGAAACATTTAATGAATTTATTAATATAGAAAATGGAATAAAGGTATCCGTTGAAAATAAAGATGGTGATTTAGGTAAATTTATGGTTCAATTAAGAGATGGTCACCACAGAGTTATGGCTGCTATCGAATCTGGTGAACAGTATGTTTGTTTGAACTTGGCTAAGGATGACATAAATAAATTTAAAGGATATTATGATAAGGTTTAATAACATGTTAAATACCAGAGAATATATAAAACAATATATAAGGCAATTAGTATTGGAAAATATTGATGATACATTTATTACCCTATATCATGGGACAACTATCGATAAAGCAAAAAAAATAAAAGAGACAGGGTTAAAAAATAATATTGGTCATTATGATAGTGCTAATTGGTATGTATTAGCCTCAGATATTGAAAGTGCCATATTCCATTCATACTTGAATGAAGATAATGTTGCTGCGGTCTTGGAATTTAAAATCCCCGTAACAAATAAAAAATGGGAAGGATACCCTTATTTATGGCCACCACACAAATTTTCAGAATATAAAAAATGGTATGCATTGAAACAGCCATTACCTAAAGAATTTATAAAAAAATTACATATAATAGATTATGAAACATGGAATGATATAAAACAAAATAAAAAATTTTAAATTTGGGGAAAGTTTTTATATTTATTAATAAGGGTTAAGTTACCCGATAATATAAAAAATAAAGTTTTAGATAAAATATAATGGTTATGGCTTGTAAATATAAAAAACTAGGGAGTGAAAAAATAAAAGTTTTTGATGAGAATTTTGATAAGCTATATGATAAATATAAATCTAAAGCAAAAGAAATGGGATACGATGGTAAAATAAAATTCCAAAAAGAACGAGCAAATGTTGTTATTTTTGTGGAAATATAAAATAATTTATATTTTTTGTTTATTTTTTAAATAAAGTTAATTATCTTTGTATTTATAGTTAATAAATTAGAATTAACATAAATATTATAAGGTTTAAATGTTAACAAAATTAATGTAATAATGGCTAAGGTTAAGATATCAAATATTGTTTATAGATTAAAACATGACAATACACTAGGGGTGCCAAATTCACAACCTCTTATATTTAAGGGTGGTGCAGAATTTCACATTGTTGCGGATGTCATTTATATGGGAGGGTACCCACTCCCAAAAGGGCTTCAAAACTTTTTAATAAATTGGGTCACATCCAACCCAAGCTTATTTGTACAAGATACCAGAATTTTTTAAAAGAACCATTTATTGGTTCTTTTTTTTAGTATATATAATAATTAAAACATTAAAACATTAAAATTGTAAAATGAGACAAACAAAAACTTATCACGAAATTGTACAAAAATTAAGAGATTTCTTCTTATCTAAAAACTTTGTTGAGGTACCAACTCAAAGTAGAAAATCAATCCTTGCCGCTTGTGAGAATCCATATTCGGTTGCAACATTCACATATGATGGTGAGATTTGGCCACTACCACAAACTGGTCAGATGTGGCTTGAATATGAAATGCTTAAGAACCCAGAATGGGAGGGTTGTTTTTGTATTAGCACTTCTTATAGAGATGAAAAAGAACCTATCCCTGGAAGACATGAGAAGATATTCCCAATGTTTGAATTTGAGTCAAAAGGTGAAATGGAAAACTTAATAGAATTAAACAAAGAATTAGTTGAATACTTAGGGTTTGATACACCAGTTAGTATTGATTATGATGAGACTTGTGAAAAATATGGTGGTGTTAAGATTCTTGAGGATGAGCATGAATCAAAAATGTGGAAGGAACTTGGTCATTCGGTGTCTTTAGAAACATTCCCATATAGAACTTCACCATTCTGGAATATGAAATATCTTGGTAATAATAAGTTTAATAAGTGTGATGTTATTCTTTTCGGACAAGAAACAATAGGGTCTGCCGAGAGAAGTTGCAATGTTGAAGAGATGAGAAACTTTTTTTATACCATAATGGATGGTGGTTATGCAACAAAACTTTTTGAACTCTTTGGTAAGGAAAGAGTTGAAAACGAACTTGAAGAATTTTTATCTTATGACTTTTTCCCAAGATTTGGTGGTGGTATTGGTTTAACCAGATTGGGTAGAGCATGGGAATTACATAAAGAAGCAGAAATGGCATAATTATTTCACAACATTAAGACAATTTGTCTTAACACTGGTTTGGTCTTTTTTTTGTGATGTTTTTTTAATAACAAAATATGAAAAAATATAAAATATGTTTGATAATTTTGATGACTTTGAGTCTTTATTTGAAAAATACTTTGGTAAGTCTAAACGAAGTGAAATAGATTCTGAAGAACTTAATAGTTTTGCTGAGATGATAGAAAAATTAAATGATTTAACAGATTCATTCAATTTAACTGATAGTGGTTTTGACCCAGACGAAGATGAGTTGGGTGAACCAGACAAGGTTATTTTTTTTGAGGAAAATGGGTTTTCATTTCAAAAAACCACTTGGAATGTTGAAGGTGGTCAGATAGTTAAGGTTGAAATGATATCATCACCAATAGACAAACCCAACTCAGTTAGCTATGAAGAACAATTAAAACTTGCTATTGAGACCGAAGATTATGAAGAGGCCGCAAAATTAAGAGATATTATTAGTGATGATAAAAATAAAAATTCATGAAAAATTCATTATTGATTGATTTGGATACTGAAAGGGAAGACCCCATTAGAATTACAAAGACTGAAGATACTGTTAATAAGGTAAACGATGAGGAATCAGCGAAAAAAATGGTATTGGAAGACATGACAACACTTTGTAATGCTCTTGGAACACTAATTCAATTAGCAAATGATAGTGGTTATGTTGATAGTAAAGTATCTGCCAAGATGTGTGTTAACTACTTGAATGACAATTTTTTAGAGAAAAAATAAAAAATTATTAGCTGAAAACCTAATCCCCATAGTATTTATTATTATGGGGATTATCACTATCATAATATTATCTTTGGTTCCAGCACTAATTTACGCATTTATAATTTTTAGTGTTGTCCCCCATAATGCCATAAAACCAAGAATCGCTTTACATTATTTATGCGGTGGATTTTTATCTGTAGTTTTATTATTATCTTTTTTTGGTATAACACCATTTTGGGGACATATTAGTGAGAGTGTATTTGCTCCTTGGCTCAACCCACTTGAGTTTTTACATTTTAAAAACTTTATTCAAATTGCGTTTATTGAAGAGTTATCTAAATTTGCGGTGTTTTTAATAATAGAGAAACACAGACGAAAGAAAGGTAAGTTAAATGACCACCCATTAGCCACTATGTTTTATGTTGGTATGGTTTCTTTAGGCTTCGCTATTGTTGAAAATGTACATTATGGGTTAAGGGCAGTGGACCCAACCACAACCATTATGTGGAGGTCAATAACAGCAGTTATAGGTCACACAGTGTTTGGGTTATTTATGGGTTATTGGATAGCCATTGGTAGAATTGGTGGTAGGGTTAAAAATAGGTCACTATTGGATATCATGGTTTTAAATAAACAAAAAATTAGAATAGGTATATTTAGTTTTATCGGGTTATTTGTTGCTACAATACTTCATGGTATTTATGATTTACATCTTGATTTGAATGGTCACGATGGATTAACAACCCTCTATATGCTTCTTATTTTTTCTTTAGTAGGTATATTTTGGTGTTTCATTAACGTCAATAACTTATACATTAAAAAGCTTAAGATAGAAAAAAATGGCAAAAAAAAGACCAACAAGAAAAACTTCTAAAGTAAAACCTAAAAAACAAACAAGAAAGAAAACAACCACAAAGAAGAAGAAAAAACCAAATCTTTATACAAATAGAAAGATTAACCCAAGTGACTACCTTAAGGTCAGTGAAAACTCCAGAATAAACAAATTTATAGAAATTGGTAAAAGAGTTTACAAGGGTGAACTTAGGTGGATGTACTATTCAATTGATGGTAATATTGGATACCATTTTTATAAAAAACTTAAAAAAAGAGGCTAAATATTTTTTTTATCTGTTTTTTTATGTATATTTGTTTTATTAGTTAATGAAAAAAATTATAAAATATGAAATGGTTAAAAAGTTTTCCAGATGGTAGAGGTGGTTTTGATAGCATGGAATGGGGCATGGGTGATGTCGGGATGGAGTATGTTATTAATATATTTAAATACATTTTTTTTGGGTTTTTTATTTATTGGTTTTTTGCACCTTTAGTGTTATTTCTTTTACCAGCTGAAAACCACAAAGAAAATAGGGTAGGGTTGATAAAACTTGGAATTGCATCTGGTGTAATTTTACTTTTAGATTATTGGTTTGGTGGGTTTCTTTGGTTGTTTTTTAATTCTGGTGAAGGTGAAGCAACCCATTTACATGTTCTTCATTGGGTGGTTGCGCTAAATTTAGGTGTTGTACATGTATTAATTTTGTGTTTATGGCTTGATAAAGAATTAAACGGGTTTTATGAAGCAATTGATGATAACTTTTTTATGGCCTTACAATTTAATTTAATATTTTGGCCATTATCTATTTATTACATCCTTCCAGGTTTTATACCTTTCGTTATAGATACTATGTCCTCAGAACCAATATTTTTTTTAACAGAGGGCTTTTGGGGGGGGATTGGAAATTATTTCAATATATAATTATAATAATAAATTAATTTAAATTATGGATAAGCAAGTAAAGCAAGTTTTATTTAAGAGTAGATATCTAATTATGTGTTTTTTAGTAGCCACATTAGGTCTATATTCTACCTATAACCCTATACTAATGTTAATTTTTTTAATTTTCATTTTTTATTCTGGGTATACGATTGCAAACAGATTAGATAATATAAAACAAAAATAATGACACTAGGTGAAATAATAAAAAAATTAGTACTTTCAGAAAATTATCTTATTGTCCGAAGCAATGTGTCTGATGAAATAATTTCCTTTATAGAAACCACACGACCTCATGACTATGGGTTGCTAAAGGAAAAGGAAGATGAATACCAAAGAATAATTAGTGTTTTAAAAAAAAGTTTAGATGTCAATAATAAAATTTAAATTAACGGGTAACCATATAAAGTTAGTTAAACATTTAGGTTGGGCTGAATTAACAGATACTAACCTTATAAGTACAACGGACCAAGGCTCACCATTTGGTGGTTTTGATTATTATGAGGACATGGGTATTATATTATATGGTAAGCCCAATGATTTTGACCCATTCGATGGCAATCCATTTCAATGGTCAAATGAACAAAAAGTTGAAATGGATAAACTACTTAAAGAGTTGCCAACAGCACTTGAAGTTATCCTAAATAAACAAACATTTGAACCAGGGTTATATAAAACTCGGTATCATAATCGTGAATGGAAAAAAGTTAAATCATGAAAGTGAATATTTATTGTATAATAAAGGAATTGATATTACCAAATAACGTTAAACAAAATGTTATACTGGTTGATAGTCTTTCGGAAATAATAGAATTTGATAACAAGGATGAGGCTCAAAATTTAGCCGATATTTTCCAATCAAATTCAGATAGTGGCTACAAGTACTATATTAAAAAGATAGTGTAGCATTTCCACTAAATAACGATTTTCATAAATACTATATATGAAGTTCAAAGAATTAAGTGATAATGATAAGTTTTATTTTGAAAAGATATACTGGGATAAAGAACTTAGCTGGGATAGGCGAATGTATCTTTTAATGGAGTTAACAAAAAAATCTGAGCGAACTGTTAGAAAATGGGCAGTTAAGCTTGGGTTAACACAAAAAAAATTAGCAGATTCCCCAGACATGGAATTGGCAAAAACAAAAACACATAATAAGGATAAAAAAAGATTTATAATAACTTGGGCACAAAATGCCACATCAGTACATAAAAAACTACTTAAGAACATTGAAGCGTATTCAAAATTTCTTGATGCTGAGATAATAGTTATTGCTGGTAGGTATAATAACCCAACAAGCTTAAAGGTTAACAAAACAAATGATTATTGGGATAATAGTCTAACAAAATACTTAAGTGCTAAAAGACATGACATACATAAATACATGACAATAATGTCTGATGTTAGGACTCAACCAACAGCGGTAAATCCAATGTCTGGTATGGAAGGTATGAGTAGAGACAATTCATGTATATTTGGTCATCCAAAGGTTCACATGAAAATGATACCAGTTCTTAATAATTATAGCCCAAAGATGATGATGACTACTGGTGCAATAACAAAGATGAATTATACAGATTCAAAGGCTGGGAAGAAGTCAGAATTCCACCATCAATATGGTTTTGTGGTGGTTGAGATTGAAGATGAGAACACATTTCACTCAAGACAAGTCACCACCGATAAAAATGGGTCATTTTATGATTTATTTTTTCATGTTAAGGATGGTTCAGTAATGAAGAATGATAAAATATCTGGAGTTGTTATTGGGGATTTACATTATGGTGAACATGATGAAAAGGTATTGTCAAGAACATTTGAGTTACTAACAAAATTAAAACCTAAGAGTGTTATATTGCATGATGTGTTTGATGGGAAATCAATATCACACCATACAAAGGATAATCCATTTATACAATATGCCATGGAGGTAAATGGTAATAATTCATTAAAGGATGAAATAAACATAATGTTAGATGGGTTAGATAAGTTTAAAGATTTTGAAAATGTTATAATAGTTAGGTCTAATCATGATGTGCATTTAGATAAGTATTTATTAAACGATTGGAGAAAATCATCAACCCCCAAAAATTCAATAGAATATATGGAGTATTCTAAAATATTACTAGAGCAACATGCAGATGGAAATGTGAAGGGTGTTATACCAGAATTAATAAATAGAAAGTTTCCTAAGTTTAAAACATTAACATATAATGATTCGTATAAGGTTAGTGGATATGAAATAGCAATGCATGGTGATTTAGGTAGCAATGGTTCAAGAGGCTCTGCAACACAGTTTAGGAAACTAAATACAAAGATGATTACAGCACACACACACTCCCCATCAAGATTTGATAATGTTATATGTACAGGGACAACAACAAAACTTAGGTTATCTTATAATAAGGGTGCTTCTGGATGGTTACAATCACATGTAATCATCTTCCCAAATGGTAAATGCCAACACATTAATTTCATTGGGGAGAATAAGAAGTACACAACAATTGATTGATTATGGAAAAATTTGATAGGAATTTAATAACATATGATAAAAGTAAATTTTACATCACCAAACCATTTGAATGGCATAGTGTTAATAATGGTGAAATAATAAAGATGGATGTTAAGAATTATCATATAGGTTCAGACTTTTTATATTTTCATGTCGTTAACAAAACAACAGACGATATCCTATGCACCCCCAAAGATAAACCAACCAATTTTTATTCATTTCACAGTACATATTTTAATGAGGGTGATAGTATACTTAGAAGAATAACAGAAAATGGTGATGTTGAATTTGAATTGGAGGTTATGACCCAGGTATCATTATTTAAATGGTTATATTTTAAATTAAATAATTTATTAAGTAAATTTAAGGTGAAATGGATAAGGTAAATGCGGAAATTTTATATGTCTTTGATTTTGATGGTACATTAATTAATACTGGTAAGGGTGACGAAAAACAAAAAAACATATATAAAGAAAAGACTGGTAAAAATTGGCCTTGGGGTGGTTGGTGGGATAGAAAAGAATCATTAGACACCAATATATTTACACATATACCAATACCAGATGTCGTTGGCATTTATAATAAAGTTATTAATGCCCCAAACATACTTGTCGTTATGTTAACAGGTAGAAAAACTCACTTAAGTGAATATGTTGAAGCTGTGTTAAATAAAAATGGTATTACATATTTTGATAGATATATGTATAATTATGGTGGGAACACGTTAATAAATAAGAAAGACCAAATTTTTGATTTAGTAAATGAAATCCCAACCATAAAAAAAATTGTAATGTATGATGATAGAGATGCGCACATAGCACAATTCAACACATTTGGTGGTGAGTTAATTAAATTGGGGTTTATTGATGAATTTAACATCTATCATGTTAAAGATGGTAAAATTAGATGAGTTTTGAGGATTTTATACATAGACTTAATAACATGAGTCTTTTAAATTTTGAAACAATACTTACAATCATTAATGAGTCTAACATAAAAATAATAAATGCCTGTTTAAGTGATGATATTGTAGGTTTGACAACACTAGATTGTATATATATTGACATATACGATATACTGACTAGAGTAAGTGTTGGGGAAATAAATTTACACAAGGTTTTTTTTATATTATTACATGAAATTGCACATAAAAAAAGAATTGATAAGCATGGGGTTGATTACCATTTGAATATGTTAACCACCTCAGATTTTAAAAGCTTTCACGAATTCATTATTGCTGAAGAATTATTTGCTGATAGATGGGCATCATTAGTTTTTTATCTTATTAACCAAACAAAATTCCATATATCACAAACACAGGAACTACATATAACATCAAATAAAGAATTATATATAAATAACCTCAAAGAAACCCACAACCTATTTAAAGCTACCAATTTTAATTATAATAAGATGATAAAACAATTTTTAATTTATATCAGATAATGCTTCGATATTAAATTTTTTTTAGTTATATTTGTGTTATAACGATTTTTTTAAAAAAAACTATGAAAAAAATTATTTTATTAGTAGCATTTTCAACAATAATCCTAATTTATTTAAACCTAACACAAAATAAACAATCAACTAATTTAGCCGTTGAATCAGATGAATTAAAAATGACAAACAACGATTCATTGTTTATAAGACCAATAAAACCAATATATCCTGGAAGGGATGAAGAAAAAAACGAGGGTGATGAAGAAGAGAATGGGTATTATACAGAAACAGAATGGAAAGCTTTAGATAGAGAAGAAAAAAAGATAATAATAGATAAATTTTTAACTTATATTATTCAAGGTGCTAAAGAAGAGTCAAAAGTATACCCACAAATACCATATCAACTTTATGTCGCACAAGCAATACTTGAGTCGAACTACGGGTGTTCGTATGTTGCCTTCAGTGCAAACAACATTTATGGTCACAAATATTGGGGAAAAGACTCTACTCAACATGTGACTGCTAAGGATGATGGGCCCGATGATAAATTTCGGGTGTTCGAATCAAAATGGTTCTCACTTCGTGCTCACAGTAAATTATTGATGGGTATGTATTGGAAACGATTAGAAGGTGAACCAACAGTAGAAAATTGGTTAGAAAGTCTTTGTGGTGGTAAAACACTTGAGGAAAGTATTGAATTTGTTGAAAACCGAGGAAGTGTTTATGCTTCAGCATGCCATGACCGTGATGAGGATGAAGTTTATTATAGTGATAAAATAAGGAGAATAATAAAGTGTTACGATTTATAATTTTTTTAACTAATTAAATGAAATGAAATGAAAAGAGGTTTTAAAGTTATTGAAAGAAGTATTACCAATAGAACTAAAAGTAAATCATTTGCTAAGTACCTTAATGAGGTGTCTAGAATATCATTGTTTGAATCAACAGAAGAGGAGTTAAAATGTGCATTTAAAGCTAAGGGTGGTGATACTGATGCATTAAATGAACTTGTATACAAAAACCTTAGATTTGTTATTAGTGTTGGTAAGAAGTACGAGTCTAAAGATGCGCCACTTGAGGATTTAGTCAATCAAGGTAACATTGGTTTATGTGAAGCAGCTGTAAAATTTAAACCAGAAACTGGGTATAAGTTTATTTCTTATGCTGTATGGTATATAAGAAAGGAAATGCTCTTATACTTGAAGGATTCATCAAGACAAATAAGATTACCCCAAAATAGGTTTGCTGAATTAAGTAAGTTTAATATTGAGGTTAGTAGATTAACACAAAAACTGGAGCGCATCCCAGATGTTTCAGAAATACTTGGGGAGATACCAAACTATAGTGATTCTAAAGTTGATACAATTTCAAAGATTTCAAACATGTCTTTGACCTCATTGGATAAACCATTGGTTAATGAAAGAGGTAGCTCTACAGTTGGTGATATGTTGGAATCTGAATTAACCCCTACTGATTCTGATTTGATAAATGAAAAAAATCCAGAGTTAATTAGGTTGTTATTATCAAGTTTAACCGATAAACAAAAAATAATAATAAGTGCTATGTTTGGGTTGGGTTGTCAACAAAGAACAATAAATGATGTTGCTGATGAACTTAAATTAAGCAAGGAATCGGTTAGGCTAACCCAAAAAAAAGTATTGCGAAAGCTAAGGAATAAATGTAATAGATTAGGGATAACACATTGTATGTTTTGATACAAGAAATAAAAAATGCACACAATTAATATTATGTGCATTTTTTATCGTTTATCGATATATTTATATATAGGTTGGGTCAATAATTAAATAAGGTGTATAAGAAGGACTGAACTATAATATAAATTAAAATATAGTGAAAAAAGATTTAATAAAAAAGCTACTTAGAGAGGCATTTATACCAGAAGCATCTGCTACCAAACAAAAACCAGGGAAAAAAAGTGACACTAGTAAAGCTGGTGGGACTACCCGTAAAAATAAAAGAAAGAAAAAGAAAATAGATACATATCCAGATGTTAGACGAGCAATGAATAAAAACCTAAACCCAACAGCACCCACTCAAGTTGGTGTCATGAAATCCATTGGTATTCCAGATGATAAAAAGGCGGTAAACAGAGCACTATTTAATAAAAAGCTACATAGGAAGAAAAACCCAGATAGTGGTAGTATATATAAGTTTGATGAGGATGAATTAACTGGGGTTAGAAAAGCATTAGACATTACATAAAATATATTTTTAATTTAATTGTTTAATAATTTGTTTTTTTAAGATATTTTTTATATATTTGATTTATGATAAAAAATTAATTAACAAAAAAAATATTTAATTGTGATAAAGAACAAATTAAAAAACAGAGCATTAGAAAAAGACCTAAAAGATATCCTATCCAACAACCTAGATATCACAAAAGGCGGTGTTAGTGGTAACTCAATTGAACTTATTGATGGTAACTCTTATGTTTCATATCCATATTATGGTAGAGAACAAGATAGGGATTTTGATTTCAACCAAGTAAACAATTTCATAAACAAAAATAAATAATTATGAAGATTAATATTTTTATTATTATATTGGTTTCTTGGGTATTACTTGGTCAAACAAATACCCCTCAAAAAATGAATTCTTCTGATAATGGTAAGGTTATTGAGACAACCATTGAAGATGATATTGATTGGGAAACTTATTGCAAACGAGCCGATATTTATTTAAGTAGAAGTAGGTTCAAACCATCACCAATAAGTGGAGATATACTTTCGGATTGTGCTAGAGAAACATATGACTCATATGGGGTTTTTATTCCAGTTGAACTTGCATTAGCACAAGCACAATTTGAAAGTGGTATGGGGTTAAAAGGTAGGAGCCCAAAAAACAATCCATGTAACTTGGGTGAGTATTCTAATAAAACAGTATTAAGATACAAATCCACAAAGGATGGGATGTTAGCATACTATAAACTTATTGCTATAAATTATTTAGACTGTGGTAGAAAAACCATATTTGATTTATTTTCAAATAAATTTAAAGATGTTAATGGTTATAAATATGCCGCAAGTAATACCTATGGCAACAGAATGAAAAAACAATATCAGTTCATTGTTAAATGGATTGATACTAAATACTATAATAATTATAATACTAAATTAAAATGAAAATGAAAAAATTATTTATTACACTTACTATTGGCGCATTAGGGTTTATTATGGTTCAATCATGTAATGATATCGAACCACAAGTTAATCTTATACACCTAGATGTTGAACATATATCCAGGTCTGGAATTGATACTTCAACAACAAATATTGACACATTAACAAAAAATATTGATACTACTTCAACAACAAAATAAAAAACATGAGCAAATTAATTGCAGAACAAGCCATAAGAATGGTTAAAAACACATTTCTTTATAAATTATGTGACGAATTAAATTTAAGTGTTGTATCTGCACCAGTAGTGGTGCTTAAAGGTACTGGCATCAATGATGACCTAAATGGTGTAGAAAGGGCCGTAGGTTTCCCAATTAAGGACATGGGTGAACAAAGAGCAGAGGTGGTACACTCTTTGGCAAAATGGAAACGTCTAAGACTTAAAGAATATGGTATTGAAGAAGGTAATGGTATCGTTACTGATATGAGAGCACTTCGACCAGATGAAGAAATGTCAAAAATACATTCAATTTCTGTTGACCAATTTGATTGGGAAAAACATATATCTGAAGAAGATAGGAATCTTAACACCCTAAAAGGCACTGTTAATAAAATTTATAATGCTATTAAGTATACATATCAAATATCATTAATTAATGGTTGGGCAGAGGATTCGCTATCACTTCCAGATGATATTACATTTGTACATACTGAAGAGTTAATAAAAGAGTTCCCTAACTTAACACCCAAAGAAAGAGAGAACGCAATAGTTCAAAGGTATGGTTCAGTATTTCTTATTGGTATTGGTGGTGAATTATCTAATGGTGTTAAACATGATGGTAGAGCCCCAGACTATGACGATTGGTCTACACCTACTGAAGAAGGACTAAAAGGATTAAATGGTGATATACTTATTTGGAACCCAGCTTTGGGTACTTCATTTGAAATATCTTCTATGGGTATAAGAGTTGATAAAACTGCATTACTTAGACAATTAGAAATAGAAGGTTGTCTAGATAGAAAAAACTTATATTTCCATAATGAATTGTTAGAGGGTAGATTACCACAAAGTATTGGTGGTGGTATTGGTCAATCAAGATTAGCTATGCTTATTTTACAAAAGAAACATATTGGTGAAGTACAAGTAAGTATTTGGTCAGACGATGTGATTGAATCTGCAAAAGAAATGGGTATAGAATTACTCTAAAATTAATTAATATTTTGGGTAGGTTCAGCTGCCCTAGGTTGAGGGATTTATCCACTCAACAACTAATTATATCATAGTATATAAGAAGGACTGAACCTGCTTTAATATCATTAAGATTATAACCCCAAAAGACTTAAGTAATGAAGAATTTTATTAAAATTATCATAGTATTTATATTATTTAGTATTGTTTTTCAAGGGTGTAGAACCCCATATAAGAAAAGAAAAGGTTGTCGTGGTAAGGGTGCATGGTATGGTAGTAGAAATCTAAGCCTACACACAACAACATACAGTAAAAATTGCATGGTAGAGCAGTGGTCAGCTCATGAGTCTCATAATCTCAAGGTCGAAGGTTCGAATCCTTCCCATGCTTCTAATCAAATTAATTTAAAATATGTCAAAAATTAAACATCCAGATTATTATAATAATGGTATTGAAATGTGGGATTATGCTCATTCACATAACCTAAGTTTCTATGAAGGTAATATTATTAAATATGTTACAAGATGGAAATATAAGAATGGGGTTGAAGACCTTAAAAAAGCCAAAGAATATCTGGATAAATTAATAGAATTAGAGACAAAATAAATTCCTCACCAATAAAATCTACAAGATGTTTAACATAATTCAAGATGATTTGGAAGTGCGCTACCCAGCACAAGATAAAATTTATATTAATGGTCAAGAACATAATGTACCAAAGCATGTTAGAGGTACATTCCCATACTTAACAGTTGTTGATGGTGAAGTATGGATTAATGGTTATGTATATGACAAAGAAGAAAAAGTTTGGCATATTGGTCCAGCCAGAACAATCATAAGAATGCTAATAATAGTGTTTTTTGTTTTATTTATGTTTGGATTATTTTTTTAATAACCTCTTAAACCAAATTAAAAATATTGGAACTTCCAAGAAACAATAAAAACCAATTACATGGCTATGTTAAACATTATTGGAATGGTCATTTAATTTGGGAAGGTAATTTTACTAATGGTAAAAGAGATGGTGTATTCGTTGAATATTACTGGAATGGTAATCCTCATAAAATTGTTCGCCACACACTTGGTAAAAAACATCAATACAGTATAATATATCACAATGGTAAGGTAAATAAATATTTTCATATATGAAAATTAATCAATTAAATAAGGATGGTAAAAGATATGGATATTGGGAAAGGTATTTTGCTGATGGTGAGTTAATCTATAAGGGGAATTATGAGGATGGTAAAAGAACTGAATATTGGGAATACTATTCGTACAGTAGATTTGTAAAAGTGTTTCACATATGAGAAAGAATCAATTAGACAAACAAGGGTATCAAGATGGATACTGGGAAAAAGATTTCATTGACCAATCAAGTTTCAAAGGTTATTATCAAAACGGTGAACCAATCTCTTATTGGGAATGGGTTGCACATTATGAAACAAGTGGTGAGATTTTAAAACAATTTTACATTATATAAAACAATATAAACATGAGTGGTGGTTTTTTTGATTACAATCAATTTAGAATAAGAGATATCCATGATACAATTGAAAGATGTCTTAGTCGCATGGGTAAAGAAAAACCAGAAGATGAGTTATTTGATACTAAAGAATACTACGAAAAGTATCCAGAAGATAAGAAATATAAAGATTATTCATCTGAAATTAAAGAAATATTTTTGGGTAGTATGATACACCTTAGATTAGCCGAAATATATGCTGATAGAATTGATTCTTTTCTTTCTGGTGATGTTGGGGAGGAAGAATTAAAAGAAACCCTTAAAACGGACTTAAATGTCTTTAAAAGGGAAAAACATTGGTTTGATAAGGGCTATAATGACGAGAGGGTTGGAACCTCATCCGTTGTTCCAGAAGAGCATGTAATATCTTACGAAAATGGGGTTAGTTTTTTTGAAAATGTAAAACAATTAAAAAACCAAAACAAAGATGAAGAAACTAATTGATAAACTTAAAGATGCTTCTAATTTAATTTCCAAAATAGGAAGAAATGGAAAAGCAAATTGGATATTCTTCGATAAACCAAAAGATGATGTGTGAAGAAATAGAACAACTAAAAGATAAGTTTGGTGATGTGATAAAGGAAGGTCACTGGGTAGATGTGCAAGGTGTATTTGAAAAAGTGGGTAAAAACAAGGATGGTACCTTATATTTTTACCCTTATTATAAAAAAGAACTTGTATCATCATATCCCACTAAAGATATAATGATATTAAAACACCAAAAAAAATAATGGAAATACAAATAACAGATTGGGATAAATATTATTGTGTTGCAATAATATATGGTAGAGAAGATACATTATTTTTCACCATATTCCCATGGCTAACCAATAAGTTGGATAAACACACAAAGGAGGATTGTCCAATAACCATTACATTAACCCCAGATGAAACCACACATATTGAATCATTGTATAGGGCCACTGATTATGATTGTGAAGCTGGTCCTAGATGGTCTAATTAATTATATATGAAGAATCAAATAAATAATGGAGGAATTTTTTATATAAACTAAATTAAAATGATTATGATAACTGAAGAAACATTAATAAAGTTAGGGTTTGAAAAGGAAGAATCGGATGATATGGGTGAAAAGTTCCACTATTATGTCTATGATACTGAATATATTGACTTGATAACATGTTCCAATGATTCAGTTAAAGATAAAACATGGAAGGTTTTTGTTGGACACACAAATGATTACTTTAAAAATTTAAAAGACCTGGAAGATTTTATAAACATATTAAATAGTTTTGAAACCAAATCTTATGAAAAAGAATCAAAGGAATAAGGATGGTGATTTAGATGGTTATTGGGAGTATTATTATGCCAATGGTAAGCTATCTTCTAAAGGAAATTATAAGGATGGTAAAGCACATGGCCTTTGGGAAGATTATCATTCCGATGGTAAGTTAAGTGCTAAAACTAATTATAAGAATGGTAAAGACCATGGCTTCTGGGAAACGTATACTTCATGTGGTAACCCATATTATAAAGGAAATTATAAGGATGATAAACAAGATGGATATTGGGAACATTATAATAATGGAAATAACCTAATAAAACAATTTCACATATGAAAAAGAATCAATATAATAAGGATGGTAAACCACATGGCTATTGGGAAGCTTACCATTGGAATGGTAAGCTATCTTATAAAGCTAATTATAAGGATGGCAACCTACATGGCTATTGGGAAGCTTACCATTCCAATGGTAAGCTATCTTATAAAGCTAATTATAAGGATGGCAACCTACATGGCTTCTGGGAAGCTTACCATTGGAATGGTAAGCTATCTTCTAAAGCTAATTATAAGGATGGTTACGAACATGGCTTATGTGAAAATTACCATTCCAATGGTAAGCTATCTTCTAAAGGTAATTATAAGGATGGCAACCTACATGGCTATTGGGAAGCTTACCATTCCAATGGTAAGCTATCTTATAAAGCTAATTATAAGGATGGTTACGAACATGGCTTATGTGAAAATTACCATTCCAATAACTTAAAAAAACTATTTAACATATAAATTTTTTACCAAAATTTGGTTAATAGTGAAAAAATTAATACATTTGTAAAACAATTAAATTATTTAATAAACTTAAAAAACAACATTATGTTACAAAAGGAAATTGCTTATAGAAAAAATGGTGCTACAAAAACTACCAACGCTACTAGAGTGGCTAAATTAAACACCCTTTTAGAATCACACATCATTGATGGTACCACTTCATTTGAATGGAAACATTATGGGTTAAAGGGAAGTATGGTTTCATTTACCCCAGAGTTAGCTGTAGAATTATTAGAAAACCATAATAATGAAAATAGGAAAATTAAAAAATATAATGTTAATTTTTTAATTAGTGAAATGGAAAGTGGTAATTGGAAATTAAATGGTGAAACCATTACTTTTGATTATAAGGGTGATTTAACCAATGGACAACACCGACTTTTGGCAGTTATTGCCACAGGTATACCAATACTCACACTTACAATTACTGGTCTAAATCCAGATACATTTAAAACAATTGATACTGGGACCAACCGTTCCGCTTCTGATGTCTTAGGGGTTAATAATGTTCCAAACGCTGCTCATGTTGCCGCAACAGTTAAATTTATTTATTCGTTTAAAAATGGTAAATATGGTTCAAATTTGCATTCACATAGAACCCTTAGCAATAGTGATTTACTAGAATATTATTATAGCTTAGGTGAGGCTAAGATTACTCGGTGTATTAAATTTTATAATAGTGTTAAATCAAGTGGTTTGTTAAGACCAAGATTGGTTAGTGGACTTTATTATCTAATGGCTGAAATTGATGAAAATGATGCAAAGGAATTCTTAACAAGCCTATGCAATGGTTTTAATTTAACGGAAAAATCCCCAATTAACGCTTTAAGAAATAAAATAATTAAAACTAAGTTTGATAAAAATTATAGATTAACTAATTTAGACTTATTGTTGTTAATAACATATGTTTGGAATAAGTATAGAAATAATGAAAAATGTAAAAACATAAGACTACCAAACGATTACATACCACACCTTATTTAATAAGATAATCATTTTTGGGTCGGTTCAGCGGCCCTAGGTTGAGGGATTAATCCACTCAACAACCAATTATATCATAGTATATAAGAAGGACTGAACTAGTATACTCTAATAGTATATAAGAAGGACTGAACCTCTGCTTAATAGCTGGATGAAATTATTTTTTAAATACATAAAAAAGTAAAAATGATTATAATAACAAGAAAAGTTGAAATATTTGTCAACGAAAAAGATAATGACCAAAGAAAAAATTTCTATAAACAATTAAGAGATTATGAATATCATACATTTAAATATGCAAATCAAATAGTCCAACTCAACTATTTGAAAGATATACTCAGAACTGGTTTGGGTGCTGGTAAAAATATAATCACCCCAAAAGAAATATCTGAAAAAGTATCAACAATATTTGAATGCTCAGAAAGAAATATTGGTTACAAATTTATTAATGAAGAAACTTATAATATTCTCCCATCTATAATTAGGTCAACACTTAATTCAGTTATACACAAAAATTATAACTCAGATAAAAAAGATGTGCTGTGTGGTAGAAAAAGTATTAGAAATTACAGAAGAGGTATACCAATACCATTTCAGTCAACGACAATAAATAATCTAAAAAAATTAGATAATAATAAAAACTATACCTTCACAATATTTGGAACTCGCAAAACCCCTGGCATACCAATGTCAACAAGATTGGGTAGAGATAAAAGTGATAATGAAACAATCTTGGATAGAATTGCTTCTGGCGAATATAAAATGTGTGACTCGTCAATACAATTCAAAAAAAATAAACTATTCTTCCTAATGGTTGTTAAAATACCAAAAGAAATAGCTGAACTGGATGAAAACAAAACACTTGGTATTGACTTAGGTTTAAATATTCCACTATATGCTTCAGTTAATACAACTAATGAATCATTAGCAATAGGGTCAAGAGAAAACTTCTTAAATCAAAGACTAACGCTAAAGAGAAGGAAAAAAGACCTACAAAGAAACTTAAGATTTAATACTGGTGGTAGAGGTAGAAAACAAAAAATGAAAGCACTGGATAGATTAAATACAACAGAAAAAAATTGGGTCACAACATATAACCATAAACTCTCTAAACAAGTAATAGAATTTGCACTTAAAACTAAATGCAAAACAATTAATATTGAAGACCTAAAAGGTATTGGTAATAATATTAATACCTTTGTCCTTAGCAATTGGTCCTACTTTCAATTACAACAATTTATAACCGATAAAGCAAAAAAATATGGTATAACCGTAAATAAAGTTACACCTAAATACTCATCACAAAGATGCTTTGAATGCGGTCACATAGATAGAGATAATAGAAAAACTCAAGAACAGTTTGAATGCACAAATTGTGGGCATAAAGATAATGCTGACCATAACGCAGCAAAAAATATTTCAATAGCAAATACAAAAGAATATAAAAAGTTAATTAAAAAACATTCTGACTCAAAAACAATCTTAGTTGATTAATTAAGTCTTAATATTTTGGGTCGGTTCAGCGGCCCTAGGTTGAGGGATTTATCCACTCAACAACCAATTATATATTATAAGAAGGACTGAACCTACGTTTAAATATATAAGAAGGACTGAACTGGATGTTTTTGGCGTATATAAGAAGGACTGAACGATGTATACACATTTGTCATTCGCTCCGATAGTTCAACTGGATAGAACAATAGATTTCTAATCTATAGGTTGTAGGTTCAAGCCCTACTCGGAGTACTAAAAAAACCAAACGAACAATGACTGAATTGAATAAATTAAATAGCTTTATAGTAATCGGTGACACTCATGGAAATTTTAAATACATCATGTATAGACTTAAACTTTCTAAGATTTATGATACCACATTATTCCATGTTGGTGATTTTGGAGTTGGCTTTAATAAAGTAAATGATGAAACTAGTCTAATCAAGTTAAACGATAGACTAAAAGAACATAATTGTCAACTCTATGTGATTCGTGGTAATCATGATAACCCAGATTACTTTGATGGCTCCAGGGATTATTCCAATCTGCATCTTGTGCCAGATTATACAATCATTAATCTTGATGGTGTTAATATCCTTATGGTTGGTGGTGCAATAAGCATAGATAGAATACCAAGACTCTATGACCAACAACTTATGGCAAGTAGAGGCACAAATAGAGAACTATATTGGTATGGTGAAGAATTTATACTTGATGAAGAAATACTAAACGATATAAGAGATATCTCTTATGTTATTACACATACTTCACCACACTTCGCTGACCCAGTAAATAAAGGTGCTATCGTTTCCAATTATGCGGAAGATGATGAAACACTTATAGCTGACTTAAATGAAGAAAGACAAAACCTAACAACCATGTATGAAATCCTTAATAAGAATAATAATATTATTAAATGGATATATGGTCACTTCCATCGAAGCAATTCTATGATATATGAAAATACAGAATTTTTATTGCTAGATATTAATGAATTAAAAGAAATATTTTGGGGTGGTTCAGCCCCCCTAAGTTGAGGGATTAATCCACTCAATAACCAATTATACCATAGTATATAAGAAGGACTGAACTGAAACAAATAATCACCGTAACCGACTTGAGTAAACAATATAATTATGGTTAATTTAAAAAACATGTTTAAAGGTGAATTTAAGGATGGTAAACGAGATGGCCTTTGGGAAGAATACCATGCCAATGGGGCCATAAGTGATAAAGGATATTACAAGGATGGTAAACGATATGGCTATTGGGAATGTTATCATTCCAATGGATGGTTATGGATGAAACGTAATTATAAGGATGACAAACCACATGGTTATTGGGAAGTTTATTGGTCCTGTGGTAAGATAACAAAAGAAGTTTATATATGAAAAAGAATCAAAGAAATAAGAATGGTAAACCACATGGCTTCTGGGAAGTGTATCATTCCAATGGAACCATAAGTGATAAAGGATATTTTAAGGATGGTAAACGACATGGCTATGGCACATTTACTTTCCCAAGTGGTAAGCTATGGTCTAAACGTAATTTTAAGGATGACAAACCACATGGTTATTGGGAAGTTTATTGGCCCTGTGGTAAGTTAACAAAAGAAGTTTATATATGATAAAGAATCAATATAAGGATGGTAAACGACATGGCATCTGGCAAAGGTATCATCCTAATAGCAAGCCATGGTATACAGGATATTTTAAGGATGGTAAAGAACAGGGGTATTTTAAATCTTATGATTCTAATGGTAAGGTATGGCATAAAGGTAAATATCTGGATGGCGAAAGAGATGGGTATTGGGAATACTATCATCACAATGGTGACCAAACAAAACAATTTTATATATGAAAAAGAATCAATACAAGGATGGTAAACGATATGGCTATTGGGAATATTATGATTCCAATAGCAAGCCATGTTTTAAAGGAAATTATAAGAATGGTGAACAACATGGATATTGGGAATACTATCATCACAATGGTGACCAAACAAAACAATTTTATATATGAAAAATATAATAAAATTCTTAAAAGATATATTAACCTCAGATTTTTTATTCATGGTTATCATTGTATTAATAACATTAATTTTGTTTATCCACTTCGGTTGGTAAACATTTTTTTTTAATATTATTCAAATTACTTGCATAAGTAAAATAATTAACCTATATTGCACTCACACCAATCACTTATTAATGTAACATTAAACAATTTTATATATGAAACAAGTTAAAAGATATTATTCAAATGGTGCATTATATTCTAAGGAAACCCTTAAAGAAGATGATACTAGACATGGTATCACAGAAACATATAGTGAGGATGGTTACTTGGAAAATAAAACCATGTATGTTGATGATAAACCTCATGGGGATGCAGAAAGATATTGGCCTAATGGTCAACTAAGATATAAAATAACTTATGTCAATGGGATAGAACATGGCTTCACTGAAAGATATTGGTCTAATGGAAAGTTAATATTCAAGCGCACCTACATGAATGGTAAACTAATATATGAAGAAGATAACACAATAAAACAATTTTATATATGAAAAATACAATAAAAGAACAACTTATAAATCAATTAACACTTATTGATACATCAGCATTTAGATGCATTAGAAAATGTTGTAACGGTACATATGAACACGAACCACCAGGGTTTAGGAATAACCTTAAAAAAATATATAGCAAATTAACTGAGCTAGAACTAATAATGTTAATAAACTTGAAAAAAAATGAGTGAAGAAGAAAATATACATAAAAAATTAACACATATAGTAACTGAAGTGAATTACTTAATGACCATCTCAAATTGGAAATTAATAAGAGAACGTGATGGTCTAACCAAAACATCAAACGCCATCCTTTTTATTGAATGGAATGAAGATAATACCTTCAAACAAAAACATGATGAACCACTCATTAATACAAGCTTAATGATGTCTCCATTTGGTGATAAAAGCTTCACATGGTTGACAACACCAATCATTGAAATAATCCAACAAAAGGATGACTATATTAAGTTTAAAACAGAAAATAGTGTTTATGAATTATTCAAAATTAATCATGATGAAAAAGAATCAATATAAGGATGGTGAAAGAGATGGTTACTGGGAA